GATGTAATAAGGTTTCCTACCATTTCGTCATTATTAGCAGAGATACTAGCGATCTGCTTTAGCTGATCTTCTGATGTTATTTCTTCTACTATGTTTTCTTTGATATAGGTCACTACTTGTTTAACAGCTTCATCTACTTCTCTCTTAATAGCTACTGCATTAGCACCTTCATCTAAAAGATTTAATCCTTTAGTAGTAATAGCTTGTGCTAGTAAGGTTGAGGTAGTTGTACCATCTCCGGCAGAGTTTGCAGTATTGATTGCAGCCTGCTTAAGCATATCGATAGCTATAGACTGTACTGGGTCTTTTAAAGATATAACTTTTGCTACCGTAACACCGTCTTTAGTAGATCGTACTTCTCCTGTTTCGTCTCTATACACTACATTTCTCCCGTTAGGTCCTAGCGTAGATGTAACTGCATCTGCTAATAAGTCAATACCGTCTAATAACTGCCTTCTAGCGTCGTTTGAATATTCTATTTGCTTGTTCATATTTTAGTCTTCTGTTTCTAATAATGCTAATATTTGATTCTCCGGGCCAATAAAGTAGTCTTCACCTTTAAATTCAAACTTGGTAAATCCCATAGTAGGAAGTACTACCTTATCTCCTACCTTAAAGATAGTTTCTACAAAGCCAACACCCGGTATGTTATGACCAGGTCCTACGCTTATAACTTCTCCCATTTTATTTTTCTCACTCCCTAAATCCGGAACTATAATATTTCCGTGGTACTCTTCGTCAAGCTCTATCGGCTTTACGATCACTGCGTTGTAAACTGCTTTTAGTTTCATTTTAATTTAAAATTATTTAAAGTTTTTATTTTTTCTAATAAAGTTTCTGTATACTCTTTTAAGCTTGAATAGTTCTCCTCTTTTACTGCGTCGTCTATCATCTTAATCAAACACATATCTATCGTATTGTGATACCCTTGTGGTGCCCATCTAAGGTTTCCATCCTTCCTACTACTTAAATGTTTTTCTAAGCAGTATTGCCACTGATCCATTTTTATACGGTAGGGGTATAGAATAGGATCTTCGATGTAATTTGCTTTACTTTCTAATTCTTCTTTCGTCATATAACTTTGATTATTTAATTTAATATAGGTGTTTTTAGTAACTATTCCAACTTATTCTATTAATGACCGTCTGCAAGGTTAGTTGCTATTTCTGGCGGTGCTTTTAAAGTTACTCCAGGTAATTGAGTAGTAGTTTCCATAATATGCTGTACTATTTTAGCAGCTTCTTTAGATTGTTCTTCTACAACTTTTATTACTAATTGGTCATGTATCTGCGCTACTACTACTCCTTTGATTCCTACTTCTTTAAATTTTCTATTAATTGCTAAAGCCGCTCTATTCACAACAGAAGCTGCTAAAGATTGGATTTGAAAGTTTAAGCAGTTATTAAGAGCGTTCTTATAGTCTCTATACCACTGTAGTACTTGATCTTTTCCGTAATCCCTTTCTAACTCTTTCCTAGTCCTCCAGTCCATAATCGATTCACCAAAAATATCATAAACTGATTTTCCTTTATCTAGATGCCTGATTCGACCTACTTGGTTTTGAATAGCTCCGGTTGCTTTAAACTTTGCTCTTGACTCTTTAATCCAGTTAGCAACTCCAGGGAATCCCTGTAGATAACCTTCGTGAAGACGTTTTCCTTCTTCTTTAGATACTCCGATAGACATTGCGAGAGCATAAGCGGACATCCCGTATGCTATGCCTAATGAATAACCTTTCGCTGTGTTCCTCTTAGGTGCATCTAACTTCTTAAGAAAGTTAGGGGCTTTTTTATCTGCTGATACTCCGTCTGGGTATTTATCTTTCTGTTCATTTAGGTTCTCTGTTCGTATTGCAACAGTGGAGTAAAAGTCATGACCTTTATTAAAGATCTCCTGTAATGCTTTATCGTTCGAGATAGATGCAAATATATGAGGTTCTAGAGATTCATAGTCATCATCTACAAATACTGTACCTGGGTCTGAGATAAAGAATGCTCTTACTATATTCGTATACCTTACAATGATAGGCTCTGCTTCTCCTTCTTCTTTCGGCTTAGGTAACTGCTGTAAATCGGATCCATACCTACCAGAGACGGTTCCGTTCTGTTTAAAGTATGGATAAAAGCGTCCGTCTTCTGCAGCTTCATAAAACCTGTCAATATATGTCGACTTAATTTTTAGTAACTTATTATATAGTCTTAAATTCTTACACCATTCATACTTAGAAGATAAGGCCTGTATAGCGTCATCGTCAAATTGAGCTTGACCTTTTGTTGTCTTTGAGAGAGGTTTTTCTTTAAGATAATCAAAAGCTATTTCAGCCATTTGCTTCTTAGACTGTATATTTATTAATTCTCCATCATTAGAATCTTTCCAGAGTTTCATTGATACTCTAAGTACAACTTCTTCTTCTAGGTGATCTAATTCTCCGCTAAGTAAGTATTCTCTAACTGGATGTTCTTCTAAGGCTAATACGTTAGCGTTCTTTAAGGAATATCCTCTAGAGGTTTTTGGTAGAGGTAATCCGTATAGTTCAACTAAAGTAGAAGCCCATTTACCTTTCGGAGAGGGTGGAAAGTTTTTAAGAGCAGTATCCATAACCCATTCTTTTACCTGTCTAAGTTTTAAGAGTTCAGTCATTACAGAGCTTTTAAATCTCCCTTGATCTTTAACTATATCCTCTCTAGTCTTTTCTATTAACGGCATATCTAGGGTTAGCCCTTCTATCTCCATTGGTATAGTAACTTCTCTATATAAAGGCATTACTTCTTCTTCAAAAAAGAATTTCTCCAATCCTTCTTCTTTTAAGACTTTTAAAAAGTGTTTACATATACGTAAAGTTAAATCCGTATCTGCAGCTGCGTACTTAGATAGTATATCTATATCTGCCTTATACATTTCGAAATTTACTCTTGTAGTAACTCCTCCATTCTCTTTTATAGAAGCTTTCAATTCGATTTGCTCCTGGTTAGCTGCTTCCTTAACATCCAATCCTATCTCCTCTTGAATCATTATTGCAATTGGCTTCAAACCAAAAGGACTACCGTACCCAAATGCTCCTTCTTCTTTTACTGTGTGAACTAATAACGCAGTATCAACCCATAGACTTGGTAATAGATCTACTCCGTAAAAGTTTTGAGTATAGCGAGCATCAAAAGAAGCATTATGCATTATTAACTTCTTACCTACAAGCATTGAGATTAATTTTCTTGCTATACTATGACACCCTGTTCCTTCAATAGTTAATTCTTCTACCTGTTCGGTTTCAGTATTCCATACCATTGTTGGTAGGTAAAAGCCAATACCTTCTTCTCCGGATACTGAGAAGCCTATAATCTTTCCTTTACGTGGATTAAGAGTTGTAGTCTCTGTATCGTATGCTAGAATATCGCTGTCTTGGATGTGTTGGAATAATAATTTTAGAGTCTCTTTGGAATCCACCTTATAGTATCTCTTCTGAATTGTCTGTTGTACCATACTTTATATAACTCTTAATATACGAACTTTTATTCAAGATTACAACTTTTCTCTTCGTCTCCTTCTCTTTTGAGCTTCTCTCATTTTACGTTTGGTTTCTTCGGATAACTTTCTACCTTTCCGTGCTTCGGACATCTTACGTTTAGTTTTATCCGTCATGTTCTTTTTCGCTTTGGACATCTTACGTTTAGTCTCTTCAGAGAAGCTCTTCCCTTTATGTGCTTCCGATATCTTACGTTTATGTTCTTCAGTCATTATCTTTCCCTTCATACCGCTGGGTTTTCCTTTCTTTGTTTCACTTATCCTACGTTTGTGTTCTTCGGATAACTTCTCTCCTTTCATTGCTTCGGATATCTTACGTTTATGTTCTTCGGTATGAGGTGTTCTTTTTTTCCCTTTATTTGCTTTAGATATCTTACGTTTAGTTTCTTCGGAAAGTATCTTCGGCTTCTCATCGGCCTCTTGGTAGAGGTGGTTAAGACCGTTTTCTACCGTATCAAATTTCTCTTGGTAATGCCTCTCTAATCTATTTAGTTCTTCTCTTAAACACGGTTTTTGAACTTCGAAGGTATGTTGATCTACTCCATATTTTCTAAAAGAGTTATAGAGTTTGTAATAGTTCCAATTTGATTCATATCGATGTTGCTGCCATCTCTTTTCAATATCTACTGCTTGCCCTATGTAAATCTCTCCAATTGGATTTGTGATCTTGTATATTCCTATCATGTATAAAAAAACGCTACGGCTTTCGGAGGTGCAGTCCTACTCGCCAATAGCGTAAATGTTCTTGTTTATTAAGTTATATAACCTGCACCGTTATATACTAATAAATAGGTAAGTATACGAAAAAAAGCCTGCCGAAGCAAGCTTTTTATCTATTGATTTAAAGTTTTCTGAATATTATTTTCTAGTTCTGAATGATTCTACAATCATATCAGCTT